CTAAGAAGCGTATGTTGTACGAGCAGGCACATAACAAGAACATTGAGACTGGGTTTGAGGGTATCTCACGTACCAATTGGAGGGGTAGTGCATTTGTGAAGGAGGAAATGTTGAAAGTTGGCAAACCTCCTAGATTCATATTCAATGCAGCCACCGAAGATGTGGTGAAGGAGCGTGAAGTAGGCAAGGCGTTCGAAGAGATATACATCAAGAACAATTTGTCAATCAAAGGCTTACGAGCGGATGAACGATATAAGCCTGTTGAGAGGGTTCACTTCCTACTCGGCGGGTTTTACGTCGTCGCACTGGATGACACAGCTAGGGACGCGAACACAGTTGCGCATGATTTTTATGCGTACAATGAACTGCTGAGCAGAATGGGCATTAACACTCCTGAAGTTAGCTCTATGCTTATGCAGCGCAAAGGTTTTAGTTCCAAGGTGAGGAGAACATGGAAGTTGAAATCGTCACAGACAAGCTTGCTGTCTGGCTGTGGCTTTACAAGTTCCATGAACTACTGCACCACTCGACTTAATTGCTGGTTCATAGCTGGAAAGCTTGGGCTATCAAGTAGGGAGTTTGCTGTAATAGCTGAAGGTGACGATTGCTTGTTTTGTGTGAGAGCCGATGCATGGATGAGGGTGCGGGGTGTTTTTGACGAGGTTTTGGCCCTTTCTGCACGTATGTTGCGAAAGGATCTCAAAGTTGAGAGTCAAGGATACTGGCACGAAGGAGGTCATCCATTCTGCGGTGGAAACATAGGATTTAGCGGCAACCGCTGGTGGTATTTCCCGAGTCTTAGTAGGATGGGACTCAAAGCCACTGTCGTATTGGGTAGGGATGTGGAATCTGTGAAACCAGCTAGAGGTAGGCTTTTAGCCAGGATAGAAGCTCTGGAAGATAGATTCACACAAGTGCCCATTGGTTGGAAACTAGCCGAGGTAGTACGGCGCCATGCAGTAGTACAGCGTGGTAAAATCTTACGAACAAACGAGGAGTGCTACAACCACAACTTGAATCTAGGGAAGAAATTTGAACCACCTGATGATGAGGCTAGGATAGCCTTTGAGCATGTCATGGGTGTGTCAGTTTTTGACCAATTACGATTCGAGGAATTGGTAGAACGACGATGCGAGGTCGACATTAATTGTGACCTCACAATGGAGTTCCAAGATCTTCTCGATTCTCGCCCACCATTTTATAAACAAGAAAGATGGCTAAGAACAAAGGAAAGAAGGGAAACGTGATGCAGGGACGACAAGTGACGAGGTTGCCGTCAAGTGCGATTGCACTGGCGAAATACCACGCCGCTTTGTCGGATCCCTTCTCTGCGGGTTCGTGTGGAATTCCAACCGGAGCTCCACCTTACACGTACAAGGGGAAGAAAATGTGCACGATTTCATCGAACCGGAAGTACTTTCGCATCCGCACATTCGCAACGAGCTCAATTGACACGGTGGTGCACATCCAAACGTCTGTAGATGGATCAGTCTGG